CAGATCTTCGCCCGCGTAAATATAGTGACCGAGACCGAACATCGCTAGACACTTAACCAGACAGCGCATCTTCGCCTTATTAACCTGAACCGTGTCCGGATTCGAGATCGCCTGATTCTTAAAATCCATAACTGGTAGCCACATTTGGCGAGATAGACCGTCGATCGTCACGGTGCAGTAAACCATGACCGAGCCGTCTTTTTGCGCTTCTGCGGGTTCTTGGAAGGAATACTCGGCTTGCGGGTAGTGCTCCATCAGAGTGCCCCATGCCCATGCCCAGCTCAAGAAGCTGAGATTCTGCTTTTTCTCGATGCGGCCTGATACGTCGACCTGAGATAACGTCGCCCAAATGGACGCGAATGTTGTCTTTTCGCTCATAATAATCTCCCGATTTAGGCTAGCGGAATGCCAGCCGTTCGGTCGATTATACTAAAATGGCATTAATACGCAACTTTATTGATGCGAAAATGTGGCGGGATTGTTAATAAGTCCAGATGTGCGGTCTGGGAGCGTTTACTTCCATGTCGGTCGCAATATCCAGATGGATGAATCTGCGGTCGCCCTTCTGATTGACTCCGATCCCGGTGAATAGCCCGGTATTGAATGCATTCTTCAGAAGATGGATCGCTTCTTCGTGACTGACTGCAATATCTACCGCCAGCCCGCAGCCGTGAGCACCGACGAAATCTTTCTTTCTCTCGGCAGGATGTTCCGGGCATCGATAGCCCGAAGTAATGAAGAACGGGAATTCGCACATAGTGCGGAGCGCCTGTAACGCATCCAGCAGCTCGTCCGAGATTTCCATCCCGGTCGAGTCGCATTTGCCACACTTGCAGCGAAATTCGCTACGCGTGAAATTCCGATAGGCGAGTTTAGCTGGCATTTATGAACTTCTGAACTGCCGCTTCGATGTGATTGTCGACGAAATCGTCGGCTTTCTCGATAGCTTCATCTGCTATATCGGCATACTTTGCCGCTGTCAGAATCGCTTCTTTGACCGCTGCGAACTTCTCCGAGCCTTTGCCAGCTTCCGGCATTTGCTCTTCTGCTTGCAGGACTAGATCTTTGATTGATGAGATCAGAAACAGAACGAACTGCGCGATCTCGAATGCTAGTTTTAATTTACCCATTTTTTACTTCCTCTTTTTTGGCTGTTTAGAGAATTGCTTTCCCTTCTTGATGTCTGCCCGCTTCTTGCGAGTCGTTGCTGCGTACTCTTTGTCGCTCATCGATTCCCGCTTCTTCTTGGGAAGGTAGCGCTCGCCAGTTGCCTTCTTGCCGAGAATGGACGGCTTGCCGGACTTAGTGCCCCACTCTTCCTTCGTCCACTTGCTCAGAGAGCGCTGCGTCGATGTCTTGGCGGTCTTGTAGCCACCGCCAGCCTTTTCGTATTCGTTCGCCAGCAGTTGAGCTTTGCGAGCTGACCACTGCCCAGCTTTGCCGCCCTTAGTGCCAGCCATGATCTTATTCTTTAGCCGCTCCCGGAGCGTTGGCTTATCGTAGACCGCCATTACTTCTTTTTCTTCGGCTTAGATTTTTTGGAAGGTTTTGCTGTTTTCTTAACTGGCTTCGAGTGATACGGCATTAGTCACGCCCCCACGGATTCTTTAATAACACGCATTCGATGAAAATAGCGACTTCGTTCTCGCCTGTGCTTGATTGCGCCTCAAATTCGAAATAAGTGCATTCGTTGATTCGGAATGGAATCTGGCGGTCGTAAGTCACTTCGGATGTGGCGCTTGTGGCCCGGGCGATGCGAATCACGCGGCCCTCTTTGGTTCTCGTTACATTGCGGAAACGAATATATTTGTTCGGGTTCGCTGTTGCCGAGTTCACATTGATTCGGAAGAGATATAGCGAATAGCCCTCCGGGACGGTGTACTGGCAAGCCTGAGAGATACCTTCGCCGATCCCGATATAACCGAGCGTCGATGCGCCTCTAGTGATCGTGATATTCCCGGCATTCTCGCCATCGAGAAGAATCGCTTGATTCAAGCGCATGAACTGCTGCGTTGTAACCACCGGAGTCGTCGCATCGGTAGCGTCTAGCGTCACAACCTGCGAGACAGCCTTAAATTCGCCGTCTACGCCCTGTATTAGCACTCGCTTAGACGAATCCCCTGCCGCGCTGCTAACGACGCTCAGAGTGCCTTCTGTGGCGTTTATCGGGTATTTGCCGCCGACATTCCAGAGAGTCTCGTAGTCTGTTCCGACTACTGGGTTATATCCAAAGAGATTAACCGGAGTCGCTTCGGCGATATTCAGCCGGGCGATGTCGAATCCGGTGTTCCCGGACGGGTTCAGATTAGTGTATTCACTCATTTGTCGCCGAACTCCATATAAGCCCCAGCCGCTAAAAGAGCGAGAAGTGCCATTGTAAAGAACCGAGCAACTGTCTGCCCGACTGTTCGCTTTGTGTCTCGCCATGCTTCGAGCAGCGAGCGGATTTCTCTCACGTCGTCCCGAGCGTCGTCGTCGTAAAGGCCAATATCTCTGAGAGCTTCTCTCGCGCCCTTCTTCGCCGCCCGGTCAATCATGATTTCCAGTTCTGCGTCAGTCATCGAATACATACTCGTTCGTATTAATTGGGACGATGCGGAGTCCGGCGGTAGTTCTCTTCTCTGTCATAGCGTCTGGCTGATACATAGCGATCGTTTCCATAATCTCGACAATCTCTTCGGGCGAATAAGATCCGCTGCTGTAGTAGATTATCGAAAGAATGATTTCTGCCGGATCGTATTTAGTCATCTCACCATTTCACTTTATCAGCCCAGAACGCGCCGCTCATCTTACCCTTTCGGATGTTCTTCTCATGCCGAGCCTTAAATGATGCCCGGCGAGCTTTATCCGCATCGCTTTCGTTCTTTTTCGGCGGCGAACCCTTCACGCCCTGCTGTCCGAACCGGATGAGCTTTACGTTGTCGCCTTCTTTGGCGAGCACGACGTGACTCTTCGTCGGATGACCGGGAGTCCGCTTCGGCTTGTTATAGCCTTCGAGACGGTATTTCGTGAGTCTGGGGTCTTTAGCCATTACGTTGAATCCTTTTGCTCCGATTTTATCACATAAGACGTTCAGATAAATGTCAGATTTCGTGATCTGGCTCGTAGTCTTTTCCGGGTATCTCGTACTCGTGCCGGATAGCTATCCCGCCGCTTCGACGGTAAACGATCTGATTCATAATGCTGGGCGAGCAGTAGCCTTTAGATGCGTGCCAAGAATCGGCTGGAGCGAGCGTTCCGAAGCGCTCCAGCACGACCGAGTTATCGTACTGCTCAGAGAGCTTACTGTGGAAATGACCGAGTATCCAGTATCGATGACTCGTGCTCGACCAGACGCTCAGTCTCGGCAGCATATCAGCCAAACGTCGCCCGGGAGCTTTGTCGCCGTGTGTGATAGCGATGAGATTCTTTCCGAACGTCGTGTAGGTAAAGAATCCGTTCGGCTCCAGAATGGTCACTCTCGGCTCTTTGGCGTATCGGTAGGCGAGAATCATGGCGATCGCTATTGCCGTCTCTGAGTCGTGATTACCGCGAGCCATAACCACTGAGACATTCGAATGCTTCTCTAGCATCCGGGTAATTCCGTGAATCATCGTGTCCGCTGCTTTGCGCATTATTAGCTCGATGCGCGAGTCGCTATCCATCGGCGTGCCGTTGGCGGTCTGCGGATATGGAATAGCGCGATCAATATGTGTGAAGTCGCCGACGTTTATAAGCATCGCGTTCTCTGCTGCCGGGGCTGCTTCGACCAGATAGTCTATCGCTTCGATTATCTCGGCAGATGCAATCTTTGAGTCAAAGTCCCTACCCCGCGTCTCTCGTCCATCGGCCCTCATCCCGATATGCGAATCTCCGATTATCACGGTAGGTAATAAGTCCTTCGATTTACCCTTTTCGGACGGCTTAGGCGTCTTTTTCGCTTGTTTTACCTGCGAATTGAGCTGATCGACGAATGCCTTCAGCGCTTCTTCTTTCTCGGCTGTCTCCAGCTTTCGCCGGGTCTTTAGCCACGCCTTATTTCCTGAGTCGTCCTCCAAGTACAGACTGCGGCCCGTGACGTACTCGCCCTCCGGGACGTGCGCCGTTGCATCCCACGCATCGCTGAACCCGGCCGCTGCCGCAGCGCCTTTGACCGTCGTCACTATGTTCCGAACTGTCGCGTGAGTTATGCCGAGAATCTGAGCAGCTTTGCGAGCATTACGGTCGCAGCTTTCCCAGACTCTAGCGACTTCTCGTTGCCGCTCAGTCTTCGCGTAATCTTCGAGCTTTGCCATTTACTTCTCTCTCTGAACGCCTTTGATTTTCTCGGCAGTTCTCATGCCTCCGAGTCCGAGCATACCAAATAGAACCGGAAGCATCGTCTCCATGTCGATCAGATCGAGCGTCAGATTAAGCCCGGCGAACTCTAGTCCGAGATTGATAAACGGGATCAGAATAAAGTTCAGCAGCATCGCTAGAGCGCATACCCAGCCGACCGCAGGACGCCAGCCAGCGACGAATAGAGATTGATGCGCGGCTTCAACCGAGTTCAGTTGTATCTGCGCAATGGCTTGCTCGTTGGCTTGCTTATCAGCGATTGTGGCTATCTCGTGCGCGAGAGCTGCTTTCTGGTCTTTGTCTTCTATGAACTTATCGAGAATCCCGGTAACTGGAGCGACCAGAGATTGGGCGAGTTGAAGGATCATGTTCTACTCCTAAAATGCGACGCCAAGAATCGCCACTATGCAAAATAATAAAATGGCTCCGATGAATCCGAACCCGAATAAATCGATAATGAATCTTCTTCTCTCGGCGGCAGCTCGAACTGCGTTCATTCTGGCCTGTCTTATCCGGGAGCGCTCTCGCATCATGTCGATATAGAACTGCTCGCCCGGGCCATAGATCATAATAATCTCGCGGAGCTGTCTCTCTAGTTCGTTCGCCCGGTACTTAGCACTCACAATCGCCAGTGCTTCAGCTTCTACGCTTGAGCCGTTTAAGAGCTTACCGACTGCGCTAGTGTTCGCGTGCTTTGTCTCCAGTTCTAAGATCGTATCTTTTGCCGAGTAGAACTTGCCAATCTGCTGCATCAGATCGTTTACTTCGTGACCTTTAGCGACCGCGCCCTGAACTAGATTAAAAGCCCGGGACGCGATACTTACTGCCGCAGTTATCTCGGCAATCATGAATAGACTTTGATCTTGCTGGGATCGACCAGCTTCGGAACACAATACGCAGCGACTTTAGTCGTATTATGTTGAACGCCTCTCGCCTCACGCTTCCCCGATACAATCTGCGCAGCGAAATAGTTGCACCGATTTATATCGAAGAAGTACATGGGTTCACGGTCTGATATTATCTTTCCGTTTACCAAAATCATAAGCATAAAGGCGTGAATCATTCATATTACTCTGGAGCGGGTTCGCGCGGATCAACCCAATCAGGACATAACTCCCAATCACCGTTAACATAGTTGTACTTGCAGCCGCACCAATCGTCTGGCTCAGTCACGCCTTCGATCAGTGTGGAGTTACTAGCGTTCATGTCGCCAATGATGAAGTCCAAGTTAGCAGGGTCGCCCACTTCGATGCAGTCGTCTTTTACGTTGACTTGCGTGTCGTCCGCAAACAGGTATTTAGAGCAGTTCATTTCGCATACTATAGTTTTCATGCTTATCCTTTTACAATGATTTTAGTTGCTGACACGGCAGTCCCTGCAAAAACGGACGGGCTATCTGGTGAGGTTGATAGAGTGTTATTATTCTGAACGTAATACTTTTGCGCTGCCGTTAATCCCGACTGAGCATCATCTACAGAACCAATGATTTGAACTGTTGCCGTTTCTCCATCAGAATAAGCGGCATCTGAAATGCCGATATAATTGTCTGCGGTCAAATTTTGATTTGTATACGGCACTCTGATTACATTAGCTGTTCCATAGTTTGCGTTATCAGTGTCTCTATATAAGGCCACTGTTCTTTCTGCGTTTGCATCATAAACAACGCTTGGATAATTAGTTCCACCAGTATGAATATTGTAATTCGAGCTGTACGAGATTGACGATCCGTCAATCGTTGCAAATACCGCACGAAGATAAAAACTTGAATTAGGAGCAAGATAAACTATTACTATATTTCCCGAAGCCGCATCATAAATAGATTTAACTTGCTCTACTGCTTCGCTAGAAAAAGAAGCCACTGAACTCCAAAATATAGACGTTCCGCTAACAGTGCCAAGATAAGCTACTCCATACCCACTCGCGGTAATCCCTCTAGCGCCAACAAACAATTTATTTTGAACTGGATCATAACAGATAGAAGTCCATTCTACTGATGATGACCTAAATACTACTGGCGTTCCAAATGTAATGGATGTCCCGCTAATTGTGCCAAGACAAGAAGTGCCATAACTACTATTAGCTGCATCTTTATAAGCTACAGCCACTTTTCCTGAGCCGCTATCAAAAGTAGCAGAAACATTTTCAGTATTCCCATCTAATACTACAGGGCTTCCAAAGCTAACACTTGTCCCGCTAATCGTTGCCACTCGACAAGTAAGATTACTAGCGTTGGTTGAATCCTCATAAAATAAAGCGAAACGATTTGCGACTGGATCAAAAACAAGTGTTTGCTCAAAAGCCTGCCCTGCAAGAAAAGTTGCTTCAGAGCCAAAACTAATACTTGTTCCGCTAATTGTTCCAACGATCGCTTTGCCCTGCGCACTTGCACGATACGCTATTAAAACCTTATTTGCACTTGAGTCAAAAGCAATAGCAATTCGATCGGTATAAACAGATGGTTTAAACTGAACTGGAGTTCCGAATGATATTGTTTCGCCACTAACAGTGCCGACCACCGCAGTTCCTGAGCTGCCACTGCTGTCATCCATATATGCAACAACAATTTTGTTTGAGGCAGAATCGTAAGCTGAAGCGGTAAAAGCAGTTGTTCCGTATTCAAAAATACTATCAGCGCCTTTGTTATATGTTGCACTGTCTTCTAGCACCGCACTAACCGTTCCATCAGCGTTTATTATTACTAAATCGCCATTAGCTAACGCGCCTGACGCTGTAGCTTGAAGTGATGGGCTTGTCGATAATGGAGTCCAAGAGGCATTTGTTCCGTCCGTAGTAAGAAACTCACCTGCATTGCCTGTCTGACTTGGCAAAGGTTCAGCACTGATTTTCGTCCAGTTCGTTGCATCAGAGCTTGGGTCTGTCGTTCCAGCTCCGGCCACAATTCTGCGGTAGGACTGATAATCGACTAGCGAGTAAACCACGTCGCCGTCAGCGTAAGTCGTGCCGCTTACCCAAGCCGAAGCATTAGAAGCATTAGCCGCAGCAGTTGCACTAGCAGCAGCGGAAACGGCATCAGCATTCACGCCAGCGATGTCCGTGTTCATTGCGCCGATAGACGTATTTAGCTCGGTCTGCATTGTTACCAGAGCAGCCAAGAATGCGTCGGCACGGGATATAAATGTTGCCGGGGCGTCAGTTCTAGCTGGCGCGATAGGCAGCGTGCTTATAGTTGGGATTGTCATTATACTAGCCCTTCGATTTCAAGTGAGCATCTGGAAGTTGTTGGATTGCTGAGAATTATATCAAATTCTCGATAATATCCGTAAATTATGGAATTTCTGTTACTGTCTTCTGCGATCCACGCGCACGGCGTAGTCCTTAGATCCGTTAGAATCTTGCGAACCACTCCATAAACGGCGGTATCAAGTACGATGTCGACTTCCATCTTGTTTGCATAAGCGCCGGGAGTGACGGTAATGCGTCCCTGAGAATCTGTCGTTTTCGTTGAGTAGTCGATTATCGAGATGTCAGCGCCATGCTGCGAGAACCCGAGATCGGCGAACTGCCCGATAATCAGCGCTCCGCACTTAGCAGTCCCGGTATCCGTGAACGTCACGGTAATGTCTGCGTTCGCATACGGCGGCAGATCAAGAATCGCCAGACGGTCATCTCGGACGATAGGCTCGAAAAAGTACGCGTACCAGTCCTGAATACCCGAGTCTGAGATCAGAGAAAACGTCTCGTCGTATACCGTTCCCTCTGTTGCGTCGACCACTTCAACGGTAACCGATGCGCAATCGACGTTAATCAGAGCGAGAGAGTTGATAACCGTCGGCGACTGTAGAACGTACTCCATGCCGCCAGCTTGTTCGGTCTGCTCCTGAACGATGCCGTTGAATAGCTTCCAGCGGTTCGTGCTAGAGACTTCGAGCCACCATGTGCCGTCGTCAGTTGTCGGATCGTTCCCGGTGTTAGCGCCCTGCTGCGACTCGTAGATCTTGTGAATGTTCGGAGTCGTGACGATAACTCGATCGCCGTCAGCGTAAGTCGTGCCGACCAGCCATGCCGAGTAGTCAGCCTCCGGAACATCCGAAGACTGAAAAATCGTATCTGTAACCGTTTCCGGTCTAATTAGCTTCATCTTATGCCCTCACTGGCGGCAAGCCGTTCTTGTCCCAGCGGTCGTTTAGTCGATAGAGCTTCGAAGTGTTTCTCGCCACTGCGACCATTACGTCTTCGATACTCTGGCGTAGTCCGCTCATCTCGTCTGCAACTGAGTCAGATGCCCGGGCCTGTTCTGCGGTCTGAACGCGCTCTCCGGCGTGCAGTTCTGCGACGTATCCGTCGTATGGAACCATATCGAGACCATCTCTGTGTCTACCATCAATAGTCAGAGTAGTGTCGCTACCGCCCATTCCTGATGGACTCGCTGGCCCCATGACGCCTGAATTCTGTTCTGCTAGAATGATGCGGCCCATCTCTGACGCCACGTTATCCAGAATCGTCGCAGCAGAACCGTCGCCGATTATTTCGTTTAGTGCTTGATCGCTAATGCCGTTTCTGGCTCCGACCGCTTTAACCCATTCGGAAGCATAATTATCCATCTGCTTATCGATCGTCGTGCCTTTCTCTTTGCCCTCTTCGACGAACGTGCCGAGAACCGTTCCCGGGCCTGAGCCTTCGACTCCGAGACCGCTGAACGTGTGACCTCCGAGATTAACATCGAACCCGGCTTCTTTCGTGAGAGCCGTTAGAGCTGCGTCTATGTCTCGCAGCGGCTTGACTGACGCTTCGGCTTGAGCATTGGTCGCGTTCTGCTTAAAGCCCAGCGGAGCGAATCCAGACTCGAATTCTTCCATCTGGAATATATTCGCGTCGCTCATGCCGCCAGTTTTCGCCATAGTGAGGCCAGCGGTAGACGTTGGAGTGCCGCCACTATCAAGAATCTTGGCGAGTGCCGCCGTGCCTAATACTGCTAAGCCGACCGGGCCAGTCGCAAGTGCTAGAGCCTTCGATGCTCCTGCGCTAATCGCCGCCCCAGCTTTTGATAATCCAGCAGCTACCGTAGCGCCGACTCCACCGCCGCCAGCCGCAGCCCCGCCAGCGGCAGCAGTTCCACCAGCCGCAGCAGCCGCATTAGCAGCCATTGTGCTAGTACCAGCCGCAATAGCAGCCTGAGATGCGGCAGCACCACCAGCAGCGGCAGCGCCTCCGCTAACTACGCTTGCTACCACTGAAGCGGCACTTGATGCCAGACCAGCTATAGAGCTTCCAATCGATGAGAATATCCCGCTAAACATCGAGCTGATCGAATTACCGATTCCGCTAAACGTCCCGGTCATTATGTCCGCAATCTTAGATGCAGCCCAGTCGGCGAGCATTTGCAGAATCATATTCTTGAAAGTCTTGGCGATATTGTCGAATGCGTCTCGACCATTCTCGAATAAGTCCATAAAGAAGCCAGAGATGTTGTTCTTCATCTCTTCGTATGCTTTTGACTGCTCTTCTGCGACTCTCTTCGCTTCGGCTTCGATAGCCTTCTGAGACTCGTCGTGTTGCTTCTCTAGCGCCTTTGCAGACTCATTAGCCGCATCGATAGCGGCTTTCTCTGCGTAGAGCTGCTCGGTTGCCGCGACTATCTGCTCACCCAGTTCTGACGTTGCATCTACTCCGGCTTTCTGTAGATTGTTTCGAATAGCGATTTCGACGTTGCTCATGCTTAGAGCTTCGGTCTCGTTGCTTATCTCGCCAAGTAGTTCCAGAGTTTTAGTGCGTGCCGCTTCAGTCTCTGCCGCCAGCTCACTCGCTGCGACCGCTGATTCGTCTATCTTTACTGCGTAATCAGAGAGAGACCGCCCGGCGTCCTGATAGTTATCATCGGCAGTAGCGACTTCGGTATTCATCCCGGCGAGCTGCTCGTTTAGCTCGTCAACTCTGTCTCTACTCGCTTCAATCGCACCCGCGTATATGTTGGTCGTCGTTTTACCTTCTTCTAAGCCTGCGAGAGTGTCATCGAATGTTTTATTGAACGTCTCAAAAGCGTTTGTCGGGTTCTTCACCGCAGCAGCGACCGCCGTCATAGTAGCGACTGCGACGTTCTGCATATAAGTGAACATCCCAGACAATTTACTGAGAGCGCCGCCGACTGCTTCGAGCAGGAATATATTCAGTTTATTAAATGCGATCTGGATATTGATGCCAGCTTTCTCTGCTGCAACTTTGATCGAGTCCCAGTTCGAAATAATAGCGACCGAAGCCGCAGCAATAGCAGCAGCAATAAACCCGATCGGATTCGCCATAATTGCGGTATTCATAGCAATAACTGCGAGCCGTATCTTCCCAAGCCCGCCCAGTATTGCCGCTGCATTCGTTCCGATAGTGAACGCCACGAACCCGGCAAGTGCAGCACCGACGCCGATGGTCACGGCTTCGAGATTGTTAGTGATCCCGAGAATAACTGAACTCGCCGCAGTTATAGCCCCGGCGAATAGATTGATCCCGCCCACGTCGCCGATCTTGCGGAATAACCCGGATATATTATCTGAAAGATTCGAGAGAAGGCCCGGGAGCGCCGCCATCTGGTCTTCCATTGCCGAGCCGAATTTGGTCTCGCCAATACCGAGTCGATATTCCGGAATCT